TGTTGTGAACACAGGTCGCATTGGTTTGGGGAATATGGAATACATGGAACAGTATGGTATTCACATTCAAACCGCACAGAAGATTATAAAAGACTATGCAGCAGAAGAAGACAAGATGATTGCGGAGGGTAATTTCCCTACCGTCAATCGACTGTACTCTTTCCTCGATAGGATGGTGGATACGTTCCACAATGCTCATAAAGATGTACTGGCACGAATCGGGATTAAAGAATTAATAAAAGACGAATATTTATACTTGGAGAATAAAGATGGCGATACTTGAATATAAACTAGAGGCTGCCGCTGGTGGGATGCGATGCCCGCTTTGGGTTGAAGATGGGGGATATTTCTACAACCCAGACGACTTTAGCATGATTGGTTGGGCAAGAGATAACGCAGAATGGTACACACCTGACACTGTTGTCACATTAACTACACTTCAATTGGAAGATAGACAGGTTGCAATTCATGCACTATACCCTATGAAGAATGAGGATGGTGTTGACTTAACTGAAGCTGAAGTTAGGGCGATGGTTCAAGATTGGGTGTCCTCACGATAATATTGATATAAATAGTAATATATCGACAAACTATAGAGAATAATAATGCCATACTTAGGTAAAGTTGAATTAAAAAGTTCAAATATTAAACGATGGACTGGTGTACCAGGTGCCGTTTCCGCTATAACGCATTCTACATTGGGATTCATTCCATTCAATGAACCAAGTACGTTCATTACCGTCAATGGTGTGGGGCAACACGATTCTGCATTCACCTTGGGTTTAACACAAATCACTTTCTCATCTGCATTTGATGTGTTGGATGAGGTTGAAATTACCTGTATTATTGATGTGGGGCAACCAATATCCGCTGCAGATAATACAGTTGGTATAACTCAGCTCAAAGTAAGTGATGGTACAGTAGGTCAAGTATTAACGACCGATGGAGCTGGTGCGCTTAGTTTCAGTTCTAAATCAACAGAGACTCTAGCTTCTATGGGAGTTACTTCCACAGCTGCAGAACTGAATCACGTTTCTGGGGTTACTTCGGCGATTCAAACTCAACTAGGTACCATGGCTCTTAAAGCTAATAATCTATCAGACTTAGCAAGTGCGGCGACTGCTCGAACTAATTTGGGTCTGGTGATTGGTACAGATGTACAGGCATATGATGCAACGATAGTAGTTGATGGAGATATTGGTTCAACTGTACAGGGATATGATGCTGATACAACAAAGAACGATGTCGCCAATACTTTTACTGACAATCAAACATTTTCAGAAACAACAGAAACAGTATATAGTCTTGTAGGTCTCGATATTGATCCTGCAAATGGTGGTAAACAATACAAGACTTTGAGCTCGGCACCAACTTTTACCTCATCTATTACAAATGGTCAATCAGTACGCCTACGCATTGTTGGTGGGGATACACATGCTGTCACTTGGCCTACGGCAACTTGGGTTACATCTGCCGGTAATGCTGCACCAGCTGCTACTGCTGATGATGTGTTTGTCATAGAAATGGAAGGTTCTACTTTATACATTTATTATCTAGGTAGTGCTGTATGAGTATGAAGGAATTAATGGCTGCAGGTAACTCCTTATCTTTAGGCGATACCCCAGAGGGTGTTAGCTTTGATGGGTCGAATGATTATCTGAGTCGGACTTCTGACTTGTCGGGTAATTCTGATTCTAAGACATTCACTTTTAGTGCTTGGGTTTATGTGGCGTATGATGGTTCGAGCAAATGGCCATATGTAATAAATTTCGGGTCTAATGGTGACTTTTACATATCTAACACAGAGTCAAACCAGTCGCTTTCATTAGTGGCAAACAACTCAGGTGGCACACGCATCTTGCAAATAGCTTCTGGTGTTGGAAGTTGGGCGATAAACACGCTCAATCACGCGCTGATTTCTGTAGATTTAGCGAATTCCAGCAACCGACACGTTTACATTAACGATGCTCTTGTGTCTGCTACATGGAATTACTACACCAACGATAGCATCAATTTCACAAATTCTTTAATTAATATCGGGGCTAATAAAAATAGTATCGCTCCGATGTATGGCAGACTAGCACACGTTTTCCTAGACTACACCTACCGCGACCTATCAATAGAGTCTAACCGCAGATTGTTCATAGACTCTGACGGCAAGCCAGCTACTGGTCAGAGTAGTGTTGATAAGTATTTAGACGATACCTTTAATGCCTACCCCAGTGCTTTCGCGAGTAGTGGGGGGGCTATGAATACGATTACCTTTAATGGTGATGGTAGTAAAGTATATTATGGGTCTAGCGATTACGACGCACTCTACCAATACTCGTTAAGCACTAGTTATGATATTACAACTTCTTCCTATGATAATAAATCAATTAACCTGATACAGACTAATAGTAATGATAACCCCGTAGGAGCTAGTTTTAACTCAAATGGGAGTAAGCTATTTGTATCTTATTCGGGTTTACAAAAAGTAAGTGAATACGCTTTAAGTACCAATTATGATGTATCTACAGCATCATTAACGACAAGCTTCAGCGTTTCGTCCCAGTTATCCAGCCCAAGGTGTGTTGCTTTTAATAGTACAGGTACTACTATGTATTTAGTAGGTAGTGGTGATTCCAGTATCTATACCTATACATTATCTACGGGTTTTGACATAAGCACAGCCTCGTATACCTCCGCAGTATCTACGTCCATCAGTGGTATATTTTCTATCAACTTTGATTCTACTGGGTATAGTTTGTATCTGAATGGTGCTGCTAATGGTATCTTACAGTATTCATTATCAACTCCGTATACTGTGTCTACGCTTACCCTTGTTGGCACGAAATATGTGGGAGTGACTATCTATGGTCAAGTATATATAAAATCCGATTCTTTGTTCTTCGGGTCTGATTCTTCAGTCTATCATCACAACTTAGTTGGAGGAGATATAACAACAGCCTCGTATGGTTTACCAGAGGATACCCCCCAAACACCCATTCTCTACCTACCCATGAAAGATGCGGCTACGGCTGGGTCGAACTCTGGAACTGGTGGTGACTTCACGGTGAATGGGGTACTGGATACGGCACAGCGTGGACCGAATCAATTCAATTGTTCTGCGAGTGAGTTTGATAGCGCTAATGATTATTTGAGTAAGTCGAGTATTACTGGATTAAGCAATGGGACTGTATTTACGACTTCATTTACATACCGCAGAATTCAAACTGTGTCGCAGAATGAAATGTTAATTTCATTCGGTGAAGCTGCAAGTTTCAAATGGCAGATATACACTAACAACACCAGTTTGGTTCTTAGAGCAAGGGACAGTAGTGATACTTATTTATTAAGCACTGATATTCTACAAGCAGTCATTGGAGTCAACTACCATATAACGCTTCAATGGAACGTCACTACTAATGCCAATACTCTATTTATTAACGGTGTAGAAAAATCCCTTTCGCATATCGCCACAGCAGGTACTATAGACTTTACTGGTCCATCTACCTACTATGTTGCTGGTTCTAGTACAGGTGGAGAAAGATTTGGTGGTGCTATAGGCGAATTTTACTTCGACACCACCTACACAGACCTATCCACAGAAAACGTTTTCTGGGATGCAGATGCTAACCGTCCTAAACCAGTTCGACAAGTCATCTCAGAAACAGGAACAACACCACTGATTGCATTACCAATGAGAGGTGATGATGCTGGGAACAATCTAGGTAGCGGTGGTGACTTTACTGTCAACTCTGGACCATACACAGGAGCGAGGGGTGGGTCTGAGTTTTGGGCTAGGAGTGCTGAGACAACAGGGACTAATGGTAACTATCTTAGCAGATCAACTATAGCAGGTGGTGTGGACAGCGCAAATATTACATTAGTCTTCGCTGCTTACTTTGATACTCTAAGTGTACAAAAGAACTGGTTCAATATCGTTGACAATAATATACTAGGCTATAACGAGTCATCAGGTGGTGGAATAATAGGCAGTGGGTTTGGTGATGCAGGGTGGAATTACCCTAGTGGCACATTTGCCACCGGTGGATGGTATATCGTACATATGTCTATGATAAGTAATGGTTCTTCTAGTCAGAGACATGCGTGGGTTAATGGGGTTAATAAAACCTCTACGGGTACTTGGTCGCAGACAAGAACAGCATTCGCTTTATCCGAGTCAAATACATCTGGTATATTGTCCCAAAATGGCGGTACACAGGTCATGGATGGTAAATTGGGTTTCTTTTATATTGATCAGAGTTACACAGACTTCTCACAAGAATCGAACCGCAATCTATTTGTTGACCAGTTAGGTTATCCGAAAGACTTAGGTTCAGATGGTTCGAACCCTACAGGGAGTTCACCACTCATTTACATGAAGTTCGATGACATCAGTGACCTGGGTAAAAACTCAGGAACAGGTGGGGATTTCACCGTCAATGGCACAGTAACCGCTGGTGCTGATGTAGACCCTAACGCATAGCAGAACAGGAGAAATAACAATGCTATATTTAAAAGCAATCAATGACGAAGTGGTACATTATCCGTACACACTAGGTCGCCTGAGAAAAGACAATGTAAACACAACATTTCCAAAGCAACCTAGCCTAGAAACATTAAGGGACTTTAACGTGTTCCCTGTGACAGAGGTGACACCCACGCTTGCTGATGGCGAGAAGTTAGTGAAAGTCTGGGTACCAGTACTGGTATCCGGTCACTGGATTCTTCCACACCAAGCAGTCGCTAAGACAGAAGAAGATTTAGCTACGGAGTCAGAAGTTGCATGGGCAAATCTTAGAGAGCAACGAAATAAGTTACTCGGGGAAACCGATTTCCACGCATTATCTGATGTAAATATGCCGGGGGAAATAACTACATACAGACAAGCTCTTAGAGATCTTCCGGAGACAGTTGATATAAATAACATCATATATCCAGAGAAACCATAATAGGATAAGAAATGGCATTAACCAAAATAAAGAATACCAGTCTCGAAGATGCAGATTTAATTACTCTGGCGGGTAATGATGGTACAAATTTAACAGGTGTAGTTAAATCTGCTAATGATTTATCAGATCTAGATAGTGCGGTAACTGCACTTACTAATTTAGGGTTAACATCAACTGCTGCAGAATTAAATATACTGGATGGTGTTACATCGACTGCAGCAGAATTAAATATACTGGATGGTGTAACATCAACTGCAGCAGAACTGAATATACTGGATGGTGTAACATCAACTGCAGCAGAACTGAATTATGCCGGTGGCGTGACATCAGCGATTCAAGCTCAGCTTGATGGAAAGGAAGATGTCGTACTTTCTAGCACTTCAGGTAATGTACTGACAAGTGATGGATCGGTTTGGGTATCTTCACCCCCCGCACCAGGTGGTATATCAGCAGGTTTAGGCATCGCACTTGCGATGGTAATGGGATTCTAGGAGAAATATAATGGCAAACCCTAATATAGTAGCAGTAACAAGTATTTACGGTAAGACAACTTACCTAACACCGTCAGCAACCACTTCGAAGGTATTGCTGCCTAACGCTTCCGGAAGCGGTAAGGTGTTCAAAATTAATCAAATAGTAGCGTCTAACTCGAGTGCTTCCGCGGCAAATAGCACTGTGGAGGTGTATACCAGCGGATCTGCATCTCAAGGCAGTGCCCCTAGTGGGGGTACAGCTTATCCGATAGCCTATGCTATTGCAGTGCCTGGTAATGCTTCACTGGTTGTCGTGGATAAAACTAGCGCTATTTATTTAGAAGAAGGTACTTCAATAAGCGTAACGTCTGGCGTGGCTAATAATTTAACCTTCACCATATCTTATGAACAAATTTCAGCCGCATAACTTGGTGTTTAGTAAAGGAGTTTACTGATGCGTTATAAAGGATCTGTAATATCTGGCATTCCCCCTACTATAACTCCCCCTACTGGAAATGAAGCTGGGGGTACAGCGAAAGGGATATGGACAACAGAACATCAACTGCAAGAAAAACAGGCTGGAAATTGGCCTCGTTTTAATGGGGAATCCGTTTACATAGTAAATGGTACTTTTACTTTTGTGGCCCCTGCTAACATACACTCGGTATCAGTCTTATGTATAGGTCCAACACAAGTATGGATCAATACCCAGAAAATCGGTCGTGGGGGAGGTGGATTAGGGTATAAAAACGATATCCCTGTCGTTCCGGGTAGTTCCTATACGGTAGTAGTCGGGTCGGACGGCAGTGATAGCTATTTTATATCCACATCAACAGTTAAAGGTGGAGGGGCTACGAGTACTTCAGATGGTGGCACTTTTGTAGGTGACGGAGGCGGTAACGGCGGTAACGGTGGACCTAATTGGGGAGGATCGGGAGCAGGCGGAGGCGGTGCGGGTGGTTATAACGGTAACGGCGGCAACGGCGGCCCTTCAGGGGGCTATAGCGGATATGCCGCAGCCACAGGATCGGGAGCAGGCGGAGGCGGTGCGGGAAGCACATCAGGAGGTTTCGGCGGAGGCGGAGGCGGCGTTGGAATATACGGAATTGGCTCTGATGGAGTAGCCGGTATATATGACTCAGCAGCTAATTATGTCCCTGGCGGAGGTGGGGGCGGTTCTGGCGGGGAGAACGGATCCTTTATAAACACGGGCGGAGGATATGGTTCAGCAGATTATGGTGGTGGTAAGGCAGGTACTAACGCTACCGTTTCTGGCGGGTCACAGCGCGGCGTAGTTCGTATAATTTATCCCGGAAATTTATACACATTCCCTAATAACGCACCACAAACTGGAGTTTAAATATGATGAGATTATTTATACAAATTAGAGATGGAGAGCCGTTTGAGCATCCTATCCAAGAAGATAATTTTAAATTCGCTTTTCCTAGCATAGACATGGGTAATTTACCTGAAGAGTTTATGAATTTTGAAAGAGTGGATCAAAGAACAGGTCTTTACGAAGTGTTTACAGAAATGCCATATTTTATTGATGGTGATACCGTAAAAAACGGCGAAAAACGGGCCATGACCGCAGAAGAAAAAGAGGGAAAAATACAAGAGCTTAAAGACCACTGGGAGATTATAGGGTTTCCGTCGTGGGTATTTGATGAAGCTAGAGGAGATTTTGATCCACCTATACCCTACCCTAACGAAGATAAAAAATATAAATGGAACGAACACATAGTTAACTGGGTGGAGATAGCATGACTAAGAGATTTCCGGGTAATATGATTGACCCAAATATTACTGCTCCTGGCGGCCCTGGTAAAGAAGGGGTTGCCCCCGGAATGTGGTCATTGGATTCAGCCATGCGATATCATGAAGAGGGTATTTGGCCTGTAGAAGGGTTAGTAACGGCAGGCCAAGCGGCTTATGCATACCCAGGAAATTATACCTTTATTGCTCCTCCAGGAATAACGAATGTCTCAGCGGTCACTATAGGTTCCGGCTGTGGTAATGGCGGCGGCGGCGGAGAATTAAGATATAGAACATCTATGACTGTAATACCCGGAAATTCTTACAGTGTAGTAGTTGGTGCTATGGCCAGCTTTAGTTCTAGTTCTCCTTGGACTAATGGCGGTTATAGCCAATTTAATGCTGTAGGGTCTTATAGTAGAGGTAATGGGGGTTATGCCGGCGGTAATGGCGGTAATGGTGGGTCTGGGGGAACTGGTGACGGCGGCGGTAATGGCGGCAGGTCAGGCGGATACACATCTGCATCATATCATGGGTATCGTGCCGGCGGAGCGGGAGCTGGTGGATATAGTGGTACTGGCGGTAATGGCGGTACGTATACAAATAGTACTACGTTTAACGGCGGTACGTCTGGATCAGGAGGTGCAGGCGGCGGTGGCTGTAGTTCAGCGAATGGCTATGGCTGGGGTGGCAGTGCCAGCCGTGGCGGCGGCACAGGTCTTGGTGGGGCAGGGGCTAATGGTGCGGGTGCGCCCAGTACCGCAGGAGGAGCAGGTATTTCCCCGCCTCAAGGCGGTGTGGGTAGCCCCTTTACTGGGGTGGACACGCGGGGACCCAATTGGAATGCAGGTGCAGGTGGTGGATACTTAGGTACGTCTGGCGCAGTTAGGATTATTTGGGGTGGCAACCAAATTAGCTCTAGAGCTTACCCATCAACTAATACCGGAGACTATAACGTATAACATACCCTAAACTAGAGGGCGTTGACATGGCTTTAGCTTCTGTTGATTATCCCCTTGATTATTTAACAACAAATTGATATAAATAACATCATATATCCAGAAAAACCATAGAGAGCAATAATGGCATTAACAACAAAATCGGAATTATCTGAATATTGTCTTAGGAAATTAGGCAAACCTGTCGTTGATATTAATGTCGATGTAGATCAGATATCCGACAGAATAGATGAGTCCCTAGAATATTTTGGTCAATTCCACTATGATGGTATTGAGAGACTTTATCTCTCTCATACTATTACACAGGGAGATTTAGATCGAAGTGGAACAATCAATTCTTCTGTAGCAACACAGGATTCAGTTTCTGCAACTTGGACAGATAAAAATAATTGGTTTCCACTTCCGGATTCTGTTATATCTATTCTCAATGTATATCACCCATCCACAACATTTGGTGCTAACTGGTATAATCAAGCAGTCATAAATCAATCTGGACTAATCGACTTATCTTCAGATCAAGGTCTCACTAATTACGAGACTATGAGAACTCATATTGATATGCTGGATAACTTATTAAATGATAAACCCTCAATTAGATTTAATCACTTAGCTTCTAAATTATACTTCGATGATAAATGGTCAGACGTATTTAAGGTGGATGATATCATATTAATTGAATGTTACAGAAAAACCGATCCCTCTGTGGCGGTTAAACTCTATAATGATATGTTTCTCAAGAGATATGCAACTGCACTTATTAAAAGGCAGTGGGGTCAAAACCTCCAGAAATTTAAAGGTATCGCAATGATCGGTGGTGTTGAGATCGATGCAGATACTATCTATTCTCAGGCACAGGAAGAAATTGAGAAACTTGAAGAGAAGATAATATCTACATATCAAGCTCCACTTGATTTCATGATAGGATAGATCGTGGCTACCTCATCTTACTTCAATCATTCATATAAACCTGAATCTCGTCTCTACGAAGAAATAATCATAGAGCAAATAAAGGCATTTGGTCAGGATGTTTATTACCTTCCCCGAAAGTTGGTTAAGGAAGATAAGTTATTTGGGGAAGATATACTATCCGCATTCAATGATGCTTATGTCATTGAAATGTATTATGAAAATGAATCAATTGGCGCTGGTGAAGCAGATGCCCTGTCTAAATTTGGTCTTGAATTAAGAGATGAAGCTAAATTCCAGGTCTCGAGACTTCGATTCGAGCAACTTATATCCCTTGATCAAAACCTTATATCCTCTACTCGTCCAAATGAAGGGGATTTGATATACTTTCCTTCTCAGCATAGAAAGAAATTATTTGAAATTACCTTCGTAGAGGAAGAGGACTTTGAAAGACTTCATAACATTCCAGTATTTACATTGACATGTAAACTCTTTGAGTATTCAAACGAAGCTCTTGATACTGGTGTTGCTGAAATAGATTTGATCGAAGATACTCATTCCACTAATACAATTGATCTATATGATTTTCTTCTTGAAGATGGTTCTGGAGAATTATTCCTTGAAAATGGGTTTAACATGATGCAAGAAGAATATTCTATAGATGATGTAGATAAGGGTTCTATCAATGAATGGCTTCAATTGGAGTCAGATGGAATAATAGATTTTACGGATTCTAATCCGTTTGGAGAAATATAATGTTAGGTGCTGATCCTTACTATCACGAAATACTGAAAAGAACTGTCATAGGTTTTGGTTCCATGTTCAATGAGATATATCTTATCAGAAAGGATAAGAGTGGTGTCATTAAACAGAAAATGAAAATACCGCTATCCTATGGTCCCAAGGAAAAATTCCTCACACGATTGAGAGAGGATCCTAATATTTCTAAGTCCGTGGCGATATCTCTTCCCCGAATAGGATTTGAACTTGGTTCATTTAGTTATGAATCGTCCCGTAAACTGAATAAAATCAACACAGTAAAGATACCAAAGGTTGGAGATACTTCAGAAGTAAGTAAGCAATTCTCCCCTGTACCTTATAATGTGAGTTTTGAATTGTTTGTGATGGTAAAGAATTCAGATGATGGTATACAAATCATTGAACAAATACTACCGGCATTCTCTCCTTCATATACAATGACGATAAAAGATTCGTCAGAATTAAAAAATGTACAGGATGTGCCTATTGTACTCGATTCCGTATCCTATGAGGATTCGTATGAGGGGGATTTTGCAACAAGAAGAGCTATAGTGTATACCCTAAGTTTTACTGCTTCTGTACAATTATATGGTCCAGTTACATCATCTGGTATTATTAAGAAAGTTGATACCTCAATGTATGCTGATGTACCAGTTAATTCACCAAATAGAAAACAAACATATACGGTTGAACCAGATCCCGTGACCGCCACAGAGAACGATGATTTTGGATTCACAGATTCTTGGGGTTCTTGGGAAGATGCATAACAAGCTAAAGCGCTAAAGCGTAAAAGGAAATAGAAATGGCATTAACAAAA